CATTCACATCAAAAGTAATGTCTCTACTTGCCATTTTAAACTCCTTTTAAGTTTGACAGAACTTCATCTACTATACTATCTATTAGATTCATTTATTAAACTCCTAAGCAGATTTTTAATCTCACTTAAATCTTCTTTCATATTGGCAACATCTGATTCAAGGTTTTGTATTTGTTGCTTTTCTTCAGATTTCATGTCCCTTCTAGAGACATACTCTCGATATTCTGCCATATTCTTATTAACTATAGAATTTGTTTTTGGATCTCTATAGAGGTGAGTATGTCCCTCAACTTTCAAATGTTCCATATCAAGCAAGTGCGATAACTCTCAAGTCCTTCATTCTTGGAACATATGCTTGACTTGTTGAAGTCATCACAAGTTTAATTCTATATGACTTAAACGAAGGAAGTTCATCTGCAGTAAATGTGTACTCTCTATAACCGATTTCTTCAGGTAAGAATCCTAAATTCTGACTTGGAGCATAGTATGCATCTGGAAGTCCATCATTATTAGCAACATCAATAACCTGTCCCCTATCATTGATATTATTGTATCCGGGGAATGGAATATAGATTGGTTCAAAATTCTCAGTCTCACTAATTGCATAGAATGCTCTTATGCTAGAGTACAGATTAACATGAGCATTAACTAAAATCTTAATAGAAGATGCAGGATTTTCTAAAGTAATTTCCTTAGAAAGATATTGGAATGCACTTGGATCTTCAGTGATGCTATTTACTCTATTGTCAGTTACATAATTTGTAATGACATTATTGACTCGGTTTGATGTAAGGATTGTACTTACTCTCTGAGTATCAATAACTGGGCTCAATCTAGAGTCAACACTGCTAAGATTGACTCTTAAATTCATAGATTTATTGCCAGGAAGAGTGCTCAATTTATTGGTTTCATTAATCTTGGAAGCAATAATTCTTGGACTTGTTAAATAATTTGTTTTGTTCAACGAAACTGCTTCAAATCCTTGATCTAAATATGGAATTTCAGTTCCACTAATGCTTGTAGAACTAACTGTTCTAACTTCGGCGTTAATTGATGTTCCTTGAACTGTCAAGTTTTGAACAATCGGAGTAATAATCTCAAAAGGAATATTTTGAGTTGCTCTAATTGAACTACCACCTGCAGACTTAGTTTGTCCCATGTACAATTTGGGGAAACTTGCACTGGTAGTTCTTCCAACACCACTTGAACCCATATCAAGTTTGATATTATAGGAATCAAATGCAATTGGATTTGCAACGGTTACATCTTCTAAGTTATGTGTTTTGTTGATTCTTCTAAGAGATACTCCTCCAAGTTCATATTTGTATACTAATGTTCCTGCAGGATAATTCTTAGAAAGGGTTGAATCAACTCCTCTTGTAATCTCACCACCAATTGTTGAACCAGATACTGAACTATATGAGATAATTTCATCACCAATTTGAATGTATCCAAGGTTTGTAGTTCCAACTCCAACATTTTCAAATGTTGAGAAGTTAGCATTGTTATTAACTACAATCGGTGAAGTTGAAGTTGAATTATAAGATTCTGCCAATGTTGTAGGAACGACATCAGAACTGACATCAGAAATAGTTACATAGTTTCTATCAAAATACATACCATGATTTTTGTGATTTACAACAATGTGCAATCCGTCATTATCAACTTCAATTTCTGAAATTTGAACATTTCCGCCAGCAGCACTATTCAGTGTCGTTGTAAGTCCAGAGTTATTGATATACTGAACTGTATTTCCAACACCAGAAACTACAAAGTCACCTTGAACATTATGAAGAATGAGTTCACTGGTATTTGCAATAGAAACAACAGAAAGTCTTGCTCCAATTCCAAGAGAGTTGGCTCCAATTGTTCCAATTCCAAGAACATCGCCAACAACATAACCAGTACCAGATGAAGTAACTGTTGCAGCTACAGCGACTCCATTACTGATAGTAATGTCTGCTTTAGCATTTCTACCATTTCCAGTTATTGTTGTGAGAGGAACACTGCTAAACAGCAATGAACCAGACGCTGGAGTGTATCCAATACCTGCATTGATAACGTTCAGAGTTCCAGTTGCAATACCAGCATTTCCGACATAATCACCAGTAGCATTTGTTCCTTGCTGGAGAACAGTGTTTCCAAGAGTCAAACTATTATCTTGAAGAGTTGAATTGATTCCAACTCTGATTTCTCTTGAATTGAGATTCAGAGTATTGGGGAGAAGTTTTGCAATCTCTCCATTTCCTTCAGATAACTCAGGACTATAGAATTCAACAGAACCATTAGAAACAAAGTCTGCTCTATAAAGAGTAAACTTAAGATCTTCCCACTGACTTGGTTCCCAAGTAGAAGCATTTTGTGACTTGAACAGTGAACCAAGATATGGTTGGTTAGAAATAAAGGTTTGAGTGATTAAATCAGTTTCACCAATTCTTGAAATATAAACACTATACTTGGTAGAAATAGATGCCAAACAAATAGCATACTCCGTTCCACCTTCAAGGTAAACTGGTGACTTAAATGTAAATGTGGTTGCTACAGAACCATCTGCAGAAGTATTAACTTGAGATGGATCTAAAATAATTTCAGAGAATGGAATTACTTTTTGTGTTGGAACTCCACCTTTCATCGTTCTCAATTGGAAGGTGACAGGAATATCTACGTCATCTTTAGAAGCAAAGAATACGTCACACTTGGTTAAGAATACTCCAGTTTCATCATCAACTAAGAATGATTGTGCAAGAGGATCGTACCACTCAGTAACGGTTATATTTCTGTCTTGAGTAGAAATAACGTTTGATGCAACTACTTCGGTTCCTGTTGTTCTTTCAACTGCTCTTTCTTCAAATTCTCTCTTATTTTCAATTCTAGCATTTCTGACTGAAATAATGTTTTCTTGAACAGTTTCTAAAGTTCCAGATGAAACAAATGCTTCTTCTGCAATAGACGATGCTGAGTTTTGATTATTTTCTGAGTTGTTGACAAGGGTGAATACTTTATTGCCAGTTTCAAATCTTGGATTTGAAGTATTATTTGGATCTGGAATAAAGAAACTACCAATAAGAGTAGCACTAATATCAGAAATCAGTCTTACATTAGAAATAGTCGCTTGAGCTCCACTTGTTTGTCCAACAAGAATCATTCCAGTTTCAACATATCCAGAGAAAGTGCCTTCTGGTTGATTTGATAATGAGAAAGTATCTACGTTCAGAATGGTTGATGTTGAGGAATACGCTGCTGGCAAAGATTGTCCAGTATATGGATTCGTTGAGAATCTTGTAGATGGTGAATTGTAAGGGCCTTCCTTATGATTTGAATTTGCTACTCTAAATGTAATTCTTGGATCAGTATTTCTAGTGTCAAGTGGCAATGAACCTATTGGCCTTGTTCTTCCAACGACAGTTTCACCTACCTGGAAGGTGCCAGAAACCATGCTAATTTCAAGAAGTTTTGGCACACAATAATTTGTAACATCAACTCCATCAAAGAAAGCATACATTTGAGTAGATGGTTTTACTCTCTTGGCAGTAAATTGAACATTTCTTGATCTCATGAAAGAAATCAAATTTCTACTTACAACCCTATCGCCTTGTGATGTGTTATCAAATTGTTCAGTAACAATTGTTCTTGTTCCTGTTCTAGTTTTTACTCCAGTATCTCTAACCTCAAGAATAGTATCTTCAATAACAGTATCTTGAACGGTTTCAGTCCAAGTTCTAGTCCGCCAGCTGCCACCAGCACCTTGTTGCGATCTATCTCCTCCACCAGATTCTACTCTGGTTGTTGTTGTTTCAATTATCTCTTGGCCAGTCCAATTTGTTTCCCACGCATTCCATACGGTAGGAGCAAATCCAGTTTGAGGATCTACATCAAGAGTTCTAGATGCCAGTTCAAGGGTTTCTGCATAATCTCCTTCAACATTGGTGATTTTTGCTTCTAGTCTTACAGTATCAATCCAGGTGTCTGTTGCTGGAGAAAGTTCCATAGAACCCTCCCAGAAACTAATTAAGAAAGGAGTTACACTTTCTGTTCTTGTGGCAAAAGTTTGCTTCAACCATTCAACTTCAGTGTAATCGAGAGTAATCGTATCACCAGTTTTTTTGATATTTGAACCTTCTGGAGTTGAGAAAGCAATATCGGCATTAGGATCTACATTTTGAACTGGGCCTGCAATTAAATCAATAGAGTCTGTGTGGTGTTGAGGTCTTAATACCTTATTTGCAATATCAATACTATTTTTGAATTGAACACCAGTTTCTTGTGTTAAGAAAGATGAGAAATTGTCAACGAAGAATCCAGACTTGAATCTATTAAGTCCAGATGAGTCGGGGACAAACAGATTTGAAGTATTAGTTTCTAAGAGAGAAAGTGAAGTATAATATTCAAGCGATTTAATTCTATCTTCAAGTTTCTTGATATCAACCATTCTATATCTCTTGTGATTCAAGAAATTAATAGATGATTGGGATACATTATAAAGATATGGAGGAAGTAAAATTGTTGCGATTTCTAAAGAATCATCAACAGAAACTGGTTTTTCTGGTCTTTCCGCTGGAGTTCCATATTTGATTTGGAACTTGCCGTCTCTTGTCAAATAAACTCTATCAATTCTACCAAGATAGAATGAGAAGTTAGTAACAATTGACTCATCGGATGCTAAAATGTTAGCAGCAGAATTTCCAGAGCCAGTAAACGTTCTTCCATAAAATTCAAATGGAGATCTTGAATTTTCTGAAACTGTGTATTCAGAAACTCTAGGACGAATATCAATAATATCAGTATTTCTAGATGAATTTACTGTCTGAATTTCATTAGTATAGTCAAATGCACCATAAGAACCTGCAGTGGTAATATCTCCATCATCAGTTGACTGATAATATCCATTCTGGAAGTAAATTTTTAGTTTTCTATTTGGTTCTTTCGTATCAGATTTTCTGGAAATATAACCATAATTATAGAAAACAGAATTTTGTCCACTACCAAAAGAGTAGTTGGAAGATACATTGATACTTGGAGTATCAATTGTGGTAATAACTGCTTGAATATTGGATTCTTCAAATATTACAACTTCACCTTCTTTGAAGTTTTTGTTATTTTTTCCGATAAATGATATTTTTGAATCTGTCAATCTCTCTGCACAAATTGCAACCGCATTAGTGCCTCTTCCTCTAATTCTTTCGCCAATAATAATATCTGAAGTTTTACCTGTTGGGCCAGTGATAGAAGAAAGGACAAGTGTTGGTGCAGATGCATCATTTGTGTCTACTGATTCATAAACTGCATGAATGTTTATAACATCAGGTGTATTGAGTGATATTCTTTCATCTTGAACTTTAGTTCCATATGCGTAATTTCCATATGTAAGTCCATCGTTCAATGTTGTTGTTCCAGTTCCAGAGGCGGAAAGTTTGGATTTGTTAACAACTATACTATTAACTCTATTTTTTAATTTAATCTTTGCTTTTGGTTTAATTTTAGTCAGAGTTGCAACCAAAGTGGCATCATCGTCACCAGAACTCAAATTATAAATCTGAAGTGAAGTCAAAGATGCATTGAATGACATCTTATCCGAAGTTAGAATTTCAGTAGTTCCATCATTCTTAATCAATTGATATCTTTCTTCATCAAAAGGCAAGAATGTTTCATTTTCTCCTGCACTAACAGCTACTGATAACTGATTACCGGTAATATTAACCGAGTATGATTTTCTGATTGTTAATGATGCATCGGTTAAGTCAACTTCTGCAACATTTTCCTTTGGAAGTCTTGCATAGAAAGAATTGTTGGTAGAACCTTCAAGTCTTGTTGCGATAACTTTCAAATCTGAAACAGTTAAGGCGGATGCGGGAAGTCCACCGTCGCAAACTCCTGTTACGGTTGTAACACCACTTACACTTATCAGAGATGAACCTACACTAACAACAGATGCAAAAACTGAGTCTGATGATGTTTGGTTACTAAATTTGAGAAGATTACCAACTTTAATTTTTCCTGGGAATTGTGAATTTGTGCTAGAAATTACACTAATTCCAGTAGCACCATCAACTGCTCCAATTGATGAAACTCCAACAGTCAAGAGTTCCGATTGAATTGTGTCTGCAGTAAATGTGATACCAACCCCAGTTGCAGTTGCGACGGATTTAATATCAGAAACTCCGTATGTTGTAACCGCAGTTGCAACTCTGGTATTTTCAACACCGTTAATAATAAAGGGTTCATTAACTACAAAGTCGCCTTTTCTATCATATACGGTAAGTGCGGTTCCTGCAGATACTGATGTGCTAATAAAGGCAGTAGCACCACTATACTTTCCTTTGATGAAAGTAGGTGTTGCCAGAGTTATAGGTTCATTTAAAGTAATTTCAGAAAATGTTTGAACATCATATAATGAAATATTCCACTCATTCAAATTTAAATTTGATGCATTGTATGAACCAGACTCAAGTCTGAAATCATAAACTCTAGCTAAACCTATTTCTCTTCCTGGAGATTGTGTTTGATCAGAACCAACTCTAGAATCTCTGAGACTGAGAATATATGTATTTCCAATTCCAATAGTTGGAGCACCATATACTCTATTAAGTCTGAGAGTAGAACCAGTTTGGTAGTTAATTGCTTGATTGTTCAGTACTTTTAGAGTTCTTGGTTTTGGAACATCTAAAAATGTTGGACTAATAGTTTCAATTTCATAACCCTTTACAAATGCCTTTCCTGGCGAAATCTGATATAATGCCAAATCTTCTGATGGACTTGAACCTCCATATGTCTGTTGATTGGCGCCAAATAATCCTCTATTACCAATATTATTATTCAGTGACTCTTTTACTGTTAAATCAAAAGGAGTTATATAATAATCGCCAGATTCTGAATAAGTTCTTCTAGCTAATTCATCTTCAATAAGGCTATAATCAGTTGTTTTCTTCTGAGATCTTAAAACTCCATTTGTGATTGTAGCGAGTTCAATGAAGTTGTTGTCATCAAAATCATCTAATGCCTTTTTGAATAATGATGTAGTAATTTTAAGTCTGTCTGCTCCAGGAGCAGCATAGTTATTAAATCCTTTAGAATTATCATTTAAAGATGAATCAATATCAGCATTAATAATCTCTTCGGTGATTAAAAGTCCTACCCTATAACTTGGAGTGCCTGAATATTGATCAAGAAGAATTGTCTCATCATTTACACCTAAAAATTGCCCTTTTGCAAAATATACACCATTTGATATTGAGAATGCTGAGCCAGTAGCATTAGAATTTAATGCTATAGCAGTTGCAAATGGTTCTCCAACAGCAATAACCGTGTTTGCTGATGAAATTGTAATGTTAGAGGTTAAATTTTCACCATCAGAGAACTGAACAGTAGAATTATCTGACGAATTTGAACCAAGATAACTTATATAAAGAGTGGTGTTTCCTCTTTCAGACTCATTTGAAAGAATAACTTTATTTACTACTGCGGTTACTCCAGAGGTTTGTCCAGTAATTTTTGCACCAATGAGTTGATTGATATAATCAGAAACTGGAATTCCCAGATAAGAATTTTCTATCTGGATAGCTGGATATGTTGCACTATATGCAGTGTTTCCAGGAATAACCTTTGCACCTTCTTTAAAGAAGTGTTGTCCAAATCTTTCAATCTGATTTTGTAAGATTGATTGAAGAGTTGTTAATTCTCTTGCTTGAACAGGATATCCTGGTTTGAATAATACTTTATAATAGTCATTATTTGCATCAAAATCGTCAAAATATGGTGCTACGTTGAGATTCGTTTCCTGAGACATAATTCTTTAGAACTGCAAAATGACTTTGATATCTTCTTTTTGATTTATAGATCTTGTAATCGATGGACGATTATCTACGTAGATAATATTTCCAGAATATTTTTCAACTTCTGGTTGAGCAACTCCTTGCGTAAATGACTGTCCAAGATAATATGTCCTACTATTTATTACGGTCGACAAACCTGTGAAGGATGTCTGAATTGCCAAAGTTGTAGAACCACCAATAATATTTAATGAACCACCAGAACCTGGAGTTGCAGTAAAACGCTGCAATCTAAATCCATATGTTGGTGAAGTGTTTTGTGTTCCATCAGTATTGAATCCTGCAAGTGATCTATCTTGCCAATACTTCAATACACCTGTTGTGGCATCATAAGAAATAACTCTACCAACTGCAGTTGAACCAAGTCCGACTGTTTGAGTGACAAATGCGTCTGAATCAAATGTAGCTGAACTGTATCCAGCACCTGTTAATTTAAGAGCATAAACCGCACTTGCTTTATCTAGGGAAAGGTTCTCTGTAGAATTATATGCGTTTGGATTTTGAATGATTCCGATTCTGGAAATTTGATTTCCAGTGATAAAATCTGGGTTTTCAGAATCATTTTCAATTCTAGAATAAATCAGTGCATTTCTTGCTCCGAGTTCCCTATAAATGTCTGCTCCATGTCCACCTTGAGGCGGAATAATGACATTGAATATAGGACTTGTGGAGCCTGTTGGAGCTCCGCCACCAGCAAGATCTACGGTTCCATAAGTATATCCAGAGCCACCTGATGAAATTGTAATAGATTCAACTTTTGAATTGCTATTGATTACAACAGTTGCTTCTGCTCCAGTTCCATCACCTCTAATTGGAATTCTTGTATATGTTCTTCCTGCAGTTCCAACTCCAATTCCTCTATCAGTGATTGTTACGATTTTAAGTTGTCCACTGGTTGATGCATTACTTCTAACTGATGCATTGGTGGTGCTAGTTTCCCAATTAGCAGGAACTGGCATAAAGTTTGTAGAATCAAACTTAATAATATCACTTGGGCTAATGGTATAAAGGTATTTCCATACATATCCATCACCACTGGTGCCCGCTTCTCTTGGTTCCAAATCAGTAAAAGTTGGTTCATCAAGAGATGCTCTTCCAGATGGATTTTCTGGATTGGTTCCATTTTGAAGACAAATATAAACTCTATAGTCAGAATTGACTACGTAATAGTTTGCATCATATAAACTAATTGCATTTGAAGGTCTTGATGGATTTGTTGCTTTAATGTCATGCCTATACATGTCATAGGTGACACCAGATTGCCAAGTTACCTTTCTAACAACTTGTTTAATATCTGATTCATTAATTTTTTTGAGAGCAACCATTGTGTCCCAATAATTATTCTCCTCATCAAAATTATCTCTAGGATCTGGTGGATCCGTGTCCCATGTAGAACTTACTTCAGTTGCATTAGGCAATCCAACAAAACTATAATAAGAGTTGCTAGTGGAAGCCACACTAGCAACGAATTCTTTCGCATTCAATATACGAAGTTGATCAGTTATAATTGCTGACATTTCTAAATGGTTTTTTATTTATTTATTTAACTATAATCAGACAATTTCAAAGGTTGTACTCTAGTCAAGGTTGCCGATGTTGAAATTCCAGCAGAACCATTCAAAGTATATGAATTAAATGTCTGTGGTGAGGTTCTGGCTCCCAAGTCAACCATTCCCCATGAATACTCTCCATAGAATTCGGTTGCTCCGATTCCAGAAATATTACCCAAATCACTAACACTAACGGTTACTCGTCTAATGTAAGTAACACCAACGCCAGCAACAGATGTTGTTGCAGTTGAAACGGCAGCCACTTCATATACACAATCCAAGAATTGTGTAGTAATTCCCAGAACAGTATTGTCTTGATAAAGAGAAGTAACTCCACTTCCAATATTACTATCTTTGACAACGAAATAATCACCAGTTTGAATACTACTAATGGTTGTAGCAGTGCTAACAATAGTAGTATCTCTCAAGTAAGAATTAATTGGAATAAACAAATCAAGAACAAATCCAGTAGATGCAACGCCAACAGATGTAGATGTTACGCCAACGATAATGCCAAAATCTCCAGTGTAAGAATCTGAAGTGTTATTTTCATAAATGGTTTGTG